TTTGTTCTGGTTGTCATAAAAGCATTTATATACTGCCAAACAATGACTGTAGGCAGTATAAATATGAGGAACAAGAATGAAAATTTTAATATTTGGATTACCAGGCTCGGGTAAAACTACTTTAGCTAAACCTTTTGCAGAACTAATTGGGGCAGTTCACTTAAACGGTGATGATGTAAGAAAAAAGTATAATGACGAAGATTTTAGTGTAAAAGGTAGACTAAGACAAAGTTTGCGAATGAGGCATTTAGCGGATGGTGTAGTTTTAGCAGGTAGAATTGTTGTGGTAGACTTCATATGTCCCACGCAATTGACAAGAGATTGGTTTGAAGCAGACTACACAATATGGATGGATACTATTGATAAAGGGCGCTACAACGACACGAATATCATATTTCAAAAACCAGAGGCAGTTAATTATCATGTTGCTGAATGGTTTAATGATACTCATGCTCAACTAGCTGATGTCGTTAATAATTATATGCGCAAAAAGAAAGAGGAGAAGCTATGATTAAAAGACTACTCGCTGCAGGTGCATTAGCACTATCTGTAGTAACAACAGCCTACGCAGAACCAGTAAAAGTGGGTTTTGTATATGTCGGACCAATTGGGGACCACGGTTGGACGTATAGACATGATATCGGTCGTCAACAAGTAGAAGAAGCGTTTGGAGACAAAGTTGAAACAATCTACGCCGAAAGCGTATCATACGGCCCTGATTCAGAACGTGTGATCCGTCAGATGGCAAAAGATGGAGCAGACATCATTTTTGCCACAAGTTTTGGTTATATGGAGCCAATGCTTAAAGTTGCAAAAGACTTTCCAAATGTAAAGTTTGAACACGCAACAGGTTATAAACGTGCAGACAACATGAGCACATATGGATTGCGACTTTACCAAGCACGTCATGTGCAAGGTGTTATTGCAGGACTAATGACAAAAACAAATAAAATTTGTTATGTTGGTGCTTATCCTATTCCAGAAGTTATCCGGGAAATTAATACCTACTACTTGGGCGCAAAGAGCGTAAATCCAAAAATAGACATCGATGTCATTTGGGTTAATACTTGGTATGACCCAAGTAAAGAAGCAGATGCTGCCAATGTTATGATGGCAGAAGGTTGTGATATGATGGCACAGCATACAGATTCGCCTGCACCACTACAGGCTGCTGAACTAAAAGGCAATTTGGGTTTTGGTCAAGCAAGTGATCAGATCAAGTTTGCTCCTAAAGCACAACTCACAGCAACTATTGACAATTGGGGTCCTTACTACATTAAGAAAGTAGGACAAGTTATGAGTGGTAACTGGCAAGTTGAGGACTACTTTGGACATATGAACGAAGATGCTGTGCAAATGGCACCTTTTACAAATATGCCAGCAGACGTAGAAGCAAAAGCACAAGCAATTAAAGATGCTATCTCTAAAGGCGAATACTTTGCATTTACGGGCCCAATCAAAGACAACACTGGCAAACTGCAACTTGCAGACGGTGTTGTTGCTGACGATGAACACCTTAACACAATGATGTATTATGTTGAGGGTATTGATGCAGTGGTACCTAAGTAATGATTCCAGTTATTGATTTCACAAGTGAATCAGTATTGGAAGAGATTCGCGAGGCCTACACAACTGTAGGCTTCGCAGTCTTCACCAATGCACTTAATAAACAAGATCAAACAGATATGACTGTTTGGTGGAAGCTAATGCAGGGCTTTTTTGATATTGACGCTGAAACAAAGCAAAAATACAAATATCAAAAAGAAAATAATCTAGGATATAGTATGGTTGGGGATGAAAATGTAGACCCAACTGCTCCTAAAGATATCAAAGAAAGTTTTAATTATAATAATAGTAGAATGCCTGAGGAACTATGGCCCACTGGTATAAATGGTTTTAAAGCAACTGCTCTACAATCAATAGATATTGCAGACAAATTAACATTAAAAATATTAGAGAAGTTTGATACAATATTAGACTGTGGCACTTCACTAGTAGACGCACATCTAAAACCCTACAATACAACTAGAGTTATTCACTATCCTGCATCAACAGGAAAGTTGAAAGACAGACAACTAAGGATAGGAGAACACAGTGATTATGGTACTATTACATTACTGTGGCAGATAAATGATGTTCCTGGACTCCAAGTTCAAGATCTCAAAGAAGAGTGGCACTCAGTTCCATACGCAGATGATGGAGTAGTAGTGAATATTGGAGATTTATTACAAAGATGGACTAATGATTACTTTGTAAGTACAAAACATAGAGTAGTAAATAGTCATATCCATCTTCCGAGATACTCTATGCCGCACTTTGTAGATCCTACACCAGGAACTATAGTGAAAAATTTAACAAACCAGCCAGCAAAGTATGATCCTATCGAAAGTAAAGAATATTTAATGTGGCGATTAGCACAGAGTTATTAACATGGATTTTGATTATAAAAAACCAACAGTACAATTATTAGGAAGATGGCAACCTTGGCATGAAGGGCACACAGAGTTATTCAAACGTGCTCATTCAAAAACAGGACAAGTCGCTATAATGGTAAGAGAAAGTGATAGAAATGAAAACAATCCTCATTCTTTTGCCTTAAGAGAACTATTTATTAAACAAGCATTACAAAGAGAAGGTTATTATATTCGTAAAGACTTTATCGTCATACCTGTACCTAACATTATAAACATTACTTATGGACGAGATGTGGGGTATAGTATAGAACAAGAAGTGTTAGAAGAGAGTATAGAAGCTATAAGTGCTACAGAGATTAGAAATGCAAATAAGTAAACTAAAAGATGCAGGTAAAAACGGCTGGTATATTGGCGACTTTGACTCTGCTGTAGTAAAGTCTACCGACGTAGAGGTATGTTATAACACAATCAAAAAAGGGTATACTGATCCACATTACCATACAAAGTGTGATGAAATTCTCTTGGTTACTAAAGGTAAAGCTATTATAAACGGTACAAAAGTAAAAAAGGGTGATATAATAGTTATTAGTCAGGGCGAGGTAAATGATATCGCTGCTGTAACAAAAAAATTCACTGCTGTAGGGGTGAAAATTCCTGCAGGAGGAAACGATAAGGTTAGAATATGAAAAAAGCAAAAGTAAAAAAGATCACTCTTGCAGAAAAGATTTATATAGCTAAAGAAGATGTAGAAGATGCAGATCATCTTTTAGGTTTATATACGTATGATAATGGAGATGAATTTTTATCTACCATATCAGAAGATGAGTATCATTACATAGTACCTTCTAATTCTTATCATAAACTTGAATGGGATGAGATAGACGACAATCGTAATTTTGAACAAACCGATGCTGATCTTACTTTTACAGGTACGCTACGTTGGGAACAACAAGAGGTAGTAGATAAATTTTTTAGCAGAGGAAGAGCTAGATCAGGTATATTACAAGCTCCTTGCGGTTGGGGTAAGACTTTTACTGGTTGTGAAATTATTTCGAGTAATAAAACAAAGACTCTTGTATTAGTGCATACAAAACTATTATTTAGGCAATGGATAGAAGAATTAGAAAGACAGATTCCAACCGTAAAAATAGGACGAATTGGGGATGGATTATTCGATATTCAAGATATCACTGTCGGAATTTACAAATCTATATATAATCGTCGTGATGAACTAGAGAACTCATTTTCGATGATACTAGTAGATGAAGCACATCTTTGTCCTGCTGAAATGTTTTCTACTGCGTTAAACTCATTGAATGCTAAAGTTAAAATAGGTATTAGCGCCACACCTAGAAGAAAAGATGGAAAACATGTATTTCTATCTGATTATTTTTCCCCTTTCATGGTTGAAGCCCGTGATCCAAGGCAACTCCAAGACCCAGTAGTTCAAGTCAAACGTACCGACTTCCGATTTCCCGTTATAGACCCAAAACGAGATTGGTCGCGCCAGCTGAACAAACTTTGCGCTAACAAAGATTACTTGAAAGCTATCGCTAATTTTGCCAAAAGTCAAATAGTCATAGGTCGTTGTCCGTTGATACTTGGTGAGCGTGTACAGATGTTAAAAGATTTACAGGAACTAATTCCTGAAAGTGTATGTTTAATAGGAGAATCTGATGAATCAACTAGAAGTGATGTTCTTCAAAATGTTGGAGGTAAATACAAATGTGTCTTATCAACCAAACTCTTTGACGAAGGTATTTCGTGCCATAGGCTTGATACTTTGTATCTTACTTGTCCTAGTAATAATCCCATAAAATTAGAACAGAGAGTAGGAAGAATTATACGTGAACATCCAGAGAAACAAATACCTATGATTGTAGATTTTTGGCTGTCTGGAGGGATAGTGGCGCGTCAACAAACAAAAAGACTTGAATGGTATAAACAGCGTGGATATTATATACTTTAATTGGTATGAATTACTATCAAAGGCAAGAAAAGATCAGACAGCAATATTAATCTTGGCATTTGCGCAAACTAAGTTGTATAATGCAAGAACAACTAAAGGATTGATGGGGGCATTAAAGATAAATCATATACCAATGCACTTATTCACTACAGGTCTTTTAGAACAGAAAAAAGAAAAACTTGTTTGTAACTATCAAACAGAAGAGCCTATGAGTTATTTTAAGAACCCATGGTTTTTAACACAAAATGTTTCTGTAATACAAAAGACAGAATACTTACAACTCCTCTCTATGAGAAGAGTAAGTGAAGACCAAGACTACATCGCTAAAAATTATATTAGAAAAGATATTAATAACCCTTTCGTAAATATAAAAGGCGATAAAATATATTTTACACAAGAGTCCTCGGTTTCGAGGAAATCCTACACATAAGTTCTAATGAACAATCAAGGAGAAACTACTATGGTCGCATGGGACAAAGCTAAAGGAAAGCAAACCTCAAGCAACGAACGTCGTGAAATTCAACGACTCACACTCGGTATCGGAGATACCAAAGTACGTCTTTTAGGAGACGTAATGCCTCGCTACTGCTATTGGGTAGTCACTAAAGAAGGTAAAAAAATGCCAGTAGAATGTCTACAGTTCAGTCGTGAAACTGAATCTTTTGACAACTCTGCTCAAGATCCTTTCAAAGAGATCGATGACGCTATCTATGCGGATAAGCCGCAATTTTCATATGTATGTAATGTAATTGATCGTGCTGATGGGCAGATTAAACTGTTCGATCTGCGCTCAACTATCTATTCTCAGATTGTAGATTATGCTACTAATCCTGATTATGGGAATCCAGCAGATAGTGAAGGTGGTTATGATATTACCATTAAAAAAGAAAAGACAGGACCTCTTCCACAAAATGTGAAATACTCCTGCCTGCCTGCTCGTAATAACTCTGCTCTTACAGACGCAGAAAAAGCTCTTGAGCTTTATGAATTATCAAAAATTTATAAACGCCAAACGTATGATGAGCAAAAAGAGTGGTTGTTAAATAACACCTCTTATTTCGCAGGTGATGTATCTGACGAATTTAAACCAGCGGAAGATGTGGATGACCTAGCTTAATGAAAAAATCATTATCAGACATGAAGCCTAAAGATGTCACGACTCCTGAAGAAGGACAATCTATTGAGAAAAGTTTTGGAGCTTTCAAACAAGTTGAAGGTAACCAAGCAACCATTGATTTAACACAGTTAAGACAACATAATGTTTTCTTTGCTACTCCTTGTTATGGGGGTATGCTGACTGATCAATTTTTCTTGTCAATGTTTCGAGTAAGTCAAGCGTTTATGCAGCACGGAATTAATTTTAGAATCACTACTCTTCGTAATGAATCTTTGATTACTCGTGCTAGAAATATTCTAACAGCTATGTTTCTTGAATCGGATTGTACTCATTTGATGTTTATTGATTCAGATATTGAGTTTGACGTAGAGTCAGTACTTCGTGCTCTAGCGTATGATAAGCCTATTATGGCAGCAGCATACCCTAAAAAAGCTTTACCAATTCAATATGCAATTAACTTTAAGTTTGTTAATCAAGAAAATCGTCAGATTAGAGTTGAAAATGGTGCAGTAGAAGTGTTAGATGCTTCAACTGGTTTCTTTTTGGTAAAAAGAGAAACTGTAGAAAAGATGTGTCAAGCATATCCTGAACTTCATTATCGTAATGATTCTAATATTGATGAAAGATT